TAAATTATATAAACAACAATATGATAATATTAGATTAACTTTTCCTATTGGCAAATCAAAAAGAGATATATATGATGATTTTTTAACTGAATTATATAAAGATAAATCTACTTTAGAAATATTTGATATATTTATTAAACAAAGTGAAGGAAGAAATGAAGCAATAGACCAATATATTTCATCATTAATTAGTGTTAATGCTCAAAAATAATTGATTTAAGGATTAACTAACTATAATTTAAAATGAATAATAATATACATTTATTTATATTATGTGGAGGAAATGGAAAGAGAATGAATGAATATTCATTTCCAAAACCTTTAAATATGATAAATGGAAGACCACTTATATATTATACATTAATGAGATTACCGGAAGAAATAAATGAATTAAATTTTATAGTTGCGCCACATTTAAAGAAATATAATTTTAGTGAAATAGTTATAAATTTATTTAAAAAAAAGAAATGTAATTTTTATTATTTACCATATTTTACAAGAGGACCAATAGAAAGCGCATATTTAGGAATAAAAGATTTAAATTTGGAAGGTTCAATATTATTTATAGATAATGATAATTTATATTCATTTCCTTCAAATTTTTTTATTAAATATGATAAATCATTTATTGGATATTGTATAGATGATAATAATATAAATTCTAATTATAGTTTTATAGAATATAATAAAGATAATAATTATCTTATAAATATTAAAGAAAAAATAAAAATAAGTAATAATTATTGTTGTGGTATTTATGGATTTAAAGATTTGAATTCATTTAAAGAAATTGCATTTAAAATATTAACAAATGAAAATGAAAATAATTTTAAAGAATATTATATGAGTATTTTATATGAATATTTATTATATGAAAATAAAGAAAATGTAATAACTATTAATTTTCCTTTAATTACTCATATAGGAACTTATAAAGAATTAAATGATGCATTATTTATATCAAAAGAAAGATTAATATTACCTAAAATGAGAATATGTTTTGATTTAGATAATACAATTGTTACTTATCCTACAATTGTTAATGATTATTCAACAGTAAAACCAATTACATCAATGATATCTTTAATGAAAAAATTAAAAGATGAAGGACATACAATAATAATACATACAGCTAGAAGAATGAGAACTCATTCACATAATTCAGGTGCTGCTCTTGCAGATATAGGAGAAATAACATTTAGAACATTAAAAGAATTTGAAATACCATATGATGAAATTATATTTGGAAAACCAATTGCAGATATATATATAGATGATAAAACAATAAATCCTTATAAAAATGATATGAGATTACTTGGAATACTTGATTATAATCAAATAATATTACCTTTAAATAAATTAGATAATAATAAATATAATTCAATTGAATTAGAAAATGGTATTATTAAAAAAACTGGATTAAGTAAATATTTAAATGGTGAAATTTATTATTATAATTATTTATCTCAAATTATTTCTAATAATAATAATAATAATAATAATGAAATAAATGATATATTTCCTTATTATTATAAATCACAAGATAATAATGATAATACATCATCATTATATATAGAAAATATAGATGGTATACCTTTTTATTTATTATATAAGAATGAGATGATAACAGAAAAACATTTAGATAAATTATTTTTAATAATTAAAAAACTTCATAATTATAAAAATGAGAATAATAATCAAATTGAAATAAATTCTATTGATATAATTAATAATTATTCAAAGAAATTAAAAGAAAGATTTGAAATTAAAGAAGATTATCCATTTGAAGATGCAGTTGAAATTCAAAATGAAATATTAACAAGACTTGATAATTATTATAAATTAAAAAATAATAAATTTGAAATAAGTTCATTTATTCATGGTGATTTATGGTTTTCTAATATTATTATTGATTATTCTAATAATATTAAATTGATAGATATGAAAGGTAAAGTATATGATAAATATAATACAGGAGGTGATATTTATTATGATTATGGAAAATTATATCAATCATTTTTAGGATTTGATGAAATAATATATGATAATAATATTAATATAAATTATAAAAATAAAATGAAAGAATATTATGAGAATTATTTAAAAGAAAATGAAATAAATATTGAAAATTTAAAAACAATAACATTTTCATTAATAATTGGTACTTTTCATTCTATTTCTAATGAAAATATAAAAAATAAATTATGGAATTGGATTAAATATATTTTTTTATAATTATATTTTTATATTTGTGGAACTATAAAATTAGGTAAAGAACAACTATTTAATGGTGATATTTCATCCTTATTATCATTATTATTATCATTATTATTATCATTATTATCATTAATAGTAATATTAATTTTTTTATAATTAACATTTGCATTAATAACTGATAATTCACTTCTTATTTTAATTAATTGATTTCTAATATCAAGAATTGAATAATTTTCATTATTTTTTTGTTTAATTATTGTATTATAATCTTTCAATAAAATTAAATATTTATTATTTATATCTAAATATCTTAATTCTAATGATTTCATATCAATTATTAATATATGTGATTCTGTTAATATCCATACACATAAACAACTCCATAATGAATATAAATACATACTATCTATAAATAATTCTAAAAATCTATTTAAGAAAAATGTTAAAGAAAATAACACAGAATTAAATAAAAGTGTTCTCATTAATACTATCATTATTTTTAATAATAATTATTTAATATTATTAATCATTTTTTTATTTAAAAATAACTTTAATATTTATATTTATATTATAATGAATTTTTCTACTTTAATCTCTTTAACTAATTCTTCTTTAATGAATAATTCTTCTTTAATGAATAATTCTTCTTTAATGAATAATTCTTCTTCAATGAATATTATAATTGAACCAATTTATTTATTTGTTTATTTTGGATTTTATATAATAATTATTTTCATTAATTTATTTTTGTTTTTATAATAATTATCAATAATTATTATAGAAGTTTATATGGAAGATAGTATTTTATTAGTAATATTATTAATATTTTTTATTATGACTTATGTTTTAATTTATTATATGATTTATATTAACCCTTCTTTATCTTTTAATAATAATCATCATAATAATCATCATAATAAACATAATAAAGGTAGTTGTGATATAAAAACATGTGGAGCATTAGATCCAGTAAGTGATCCATCATATAATATGCAACAAATAGTAAAACAATCAATATTATTAGAAGAACATATTACAAATAAAAATAAGAGATGTAGAGATTGTATAACTAAACATTTTCTTCATATAATAGGATTAGCAGAAGAAGCTCAAATGTTAGCAGCAAATAAATGTAATAATTATCCTTTAATAAATGAAAGTGTGGAAATATATAATGATTTATTTAAAGAATGGATAAAAGATAAAGATGATAATATTAAAGTATTAAATGTAAGTGATAAATTAAGAATTCATAGAAAAAAATTAATTGCAATTTATTTCTTTAATGATACTTATGATATTAATAATTTTTCAAAATCATCCCAAGGATAATAATTTAATATTAATGGATGTGTTAAATTATTATCTTTTATTATTTTAATTATTATTTCATAAGCTTTTTTATGATTTTCATAATGATCTGGATGAATTTGAGATTTAAATTTAATATTAGGATAACTAAATGGAAATGTTGATACTATTGAATTACAACTTTGATATATAAGAACATCTGCCAATCTTAAATATTTACAATTCCTAAAATCATATTTATTTGTTTCCTTATTTATATATCTATCTAATATCTTTTTTGCACCTTCCCTTTTAATTATATAAAATGCTGCTGATGGTATTATTGGTTGATATCTTATAAACAATATTTCATTTTTATAAAAATTATCATAAAATAATTTTGTATGACCCTCTGATATAACCATCATTTGTATTATCTCTATTTCAGGTTGTAAAGATAATATTAATCTCTTTATATCAATTTCAAATGGAAAATAAATATCATCTTCACATATAATAAAATATTCATCTTGTGATAAATAACCTTCTTTAATAGCTTCCAAATGTGAACATAATACAGCATATTCTATTGGACAATCATTACAGTTATTTTTAATACAATCAGGATAACCACAAAAAAATGGAGGTTTATCTTCAATTAAATTAAAAAGTTCATTTGGAGTTTTTGCAGTTATTCTTATATTATTTATTTTTCTATTTTTAAATTGAAGTTCCATAAATTTTCTTCTATCAATAGCTTCATTCAAATTAATCCAATAATATTTAATATCTTTATTTTCTATCATTATTTTTTATCATTATATTATTTATATTTATACTAAACTTTAAACCTTTTGAATGATTTACAGATTTTTTATATAATCTTCTTCAAAATCATCAAAATTATAACATTCTATTATATATTTATTATTATTACTTTTTTCTAAATTTTCCTTAATTCTATTTATTGATGCTTGATGAAGAAAATAATGATTTGGATGTATTTCCGATATAAATTTTAAATTTGGATAACAATATGGAAATGTAGATGTATATGTATTTACATTCATATATAAAAGAAAATCAGCTTGTCTATTATTAGTTTTTGATGTTAATTCATATTTATTATTTTTTTTATCTATAAATAATTTTAATAATTTTATTGCTCCTCTTCTATTTATTAAATACATACCTGTAGAATATAATCTATTCGTACAATTATATTTTATTATATTTATTCCATTCTCATATAATTTATTTAATTCTATATTTGCTATATCATCTAATACCATCATTTGATATATCTCCCAATCTTCTGGTAAATCTCTTATTATTTCTTCAAAATTTATCTTAAATGGAAAATATATATCATCCTCACATACCACAAAATAATCTTTTCCTGATTTATATCCTTCTTTTATTGCTTCTAAATGTGATACACTACATGAATATTCAAATGGACAATCCTTATTATTACTATAATTACAACAATTATTTCCACAAAAATATGGAGAAGTATCATTTATATATGAATTTAATGTTATAGGTGTAATTGCAGAAATTCTTTTATTATTTATATTAAATTTACTAAATTGTAATTCCATAAATTTCTTACGATATATTGAATTATCAATATTTATCCAATAAAAATTAATATCCATTTTTATATTAATCTTTAAATAAAAAATAAATCTTATATAATTAATTTTTATAATGATTTTATTGTAATTTTCTTTGTTATTTCTTTTATTATATATGGTTTATAATTAAATGATGTTAAACTTCCTATTTTATGTTCTGGATCATAATTCTCTTTTATATTTCCTGTTGAATTCATCACCTTTTTATTCTTATTTATTCTTATCAC